CCTCCAAGGATCATGATGTTACTCATTTTTCCTTGTTGGGATGTCATTAATTATCTTTTTGGATATTTTTCTTTGATTGGAGTAATAATATTAGTTTTCCAGTCATCAACGCTATTATGGTAAATATAATCTAATTGATCTTCCCATGACGGATAGGCTTTTTTTCTTAAATCTATAATAACTCTATCAACTACATCATTGTCAACTGTTAAACCCCACTCTTGACAATAGGTAAAATCAAATCCTGCTGGTACTGAATCTAATAATTCTAATCCATCTTGAGCATCTTTAGATAAGTATAAAAAAGCATCACAATTGGGTGTCTGTGCTAGTCCTATAACATCTCTTTGAATAAGGGTCTCTCTTTCAGGTCCACCAAAAAAGGTTCGCCAGTTACTTGCTTCTAATTTATAGAGTTTCATATAACCTTTTTATCATTATACATCTTCATCTTCAACTCCTTTGAGTTCTATTTTTAATTGTGGATTGATATTACCTTCCAGTATTTTTGTTTTTTTAGGTATTAATCCTATTTGTTTTAATGCGTTCCAAGTGTAAGGATTACTCATGGCATTACGCAGTTTAGCTGGCGAGGGTCTTCCATTAGCAATCATTTCAGATTGAAGTTCTCTACCAATATTAACTGTAAATTCATTTGCAGCATTTGCTTCAAACATTTCTTCATCGGTATAACCTTTAATTCTTGTCGGTTCTGCAATAACATAAAGTTCTTTTAATAATTTTTTTAGAATTTTAATTTCATCTCTTGTAAGGTTAAATGCCTCTTTTAAAGTTTCTTTATGGCTTTCAGCCTCTAGAATATCTGCTTCTAGTTCTAAAATTTCATGTTCTAAACCTTCTCCACCATTTTTTAAATGGTTTAGCTTTGAAAGTTTTGCTTGGTGTTTTAATTTACCCACTTCTTCAAGAGCCAATGCTCTTATTCTGCCTTCAAGAAATCCTTTTAATGTTTTAATTCTTTCCCAAGGCGTATCGCCTATGACTTGGTATCGGTAATTAAATTCTGTGTTAAATTTCTGTGCCATAATTTTTTAAGCGTAACTAACTGCACTGGCGTTATGCCTAGCAGTTCCAACTCCTGCTGTATCGGTTGCCACAACTCCAGTATTCGATACTAAATTGGTTATTGCAGTATTACTAGGGGTGCCCGTACCATAACCAAAGATAGCTTTATCCTCACCATATTGTGTTATCGCTAAATTAGACCTAGCAGTTCCAACACCAGTAACGTCTGTCCCAACTACTCCAGTACCTGATACTATATTAGTCATATTTTGCATACCACCAGCAGAACCGTAACCAAAAATTCCTTTTTCATTGCCAAAACTACCGCCACCCGCATTATCTCTAGCTGTTCCAACACCCGTGACATCCGTTCCCATGATTCCAGTATTCGATACTAAATTAGATGTGTTTATGTGGTGACCAGTAGGTGAATGAGCGTAGCCAAAACCAAAAATTCCTTTATCTTTGTCTGCACTATATTCACATGCCGATGGGTTATATCTTGCTGAGCCTACTCCTGAAACATCAGTGGCTACAACTCCAGTATTCGATACTAAATTAGTCATTGCAACATCACTACTAGTATAACCATAACCAACGATCCCTTTATCTCCGCCATAGTCGCATCCACCAGGAACTGTCCTAGCTGTTCCAACACCAGTTACATCGGTTGATGCAACTCCAGTATTTGATATTAAAGTACTTATTGCTGTAGCACCAGGAGTACCACCAAAAGCAAATATTCCTTTATCTCCGCCGTATTCACATCCTGCTGGAAGGTTTCTACCAGTTCCAACACCAGCTGTGTCGGTTGCTACGACTCCAGTATTCGATATTAAATTAGTTATTGAAGAAATAGAAGGAGATATTCCAGCAAAAAAAAGTCCGTTATCGTTTAGGACAGGCACCACTGGTGCATCCGCAACAGTCTTATCAAGAGTGGGAATCCAGCCATTAGTTGCATCAGAATAACTGATCTTAACAACTTGACCATCGGAGCTGTATTTCACTTCAAAAGTGTCATCATCTCCTTGATAATTTAATCCATTCGAATCTAATTCAATATTATTAGTTCCCCAAGTTCTAGCATAGTCGGCAAATATAATTGTATCTCCATTACTAGCCGAAGCGGGTAAAGTAATTACACATGCGTTTGATGTTGTATCAATCCAATATCCATTTCCAGCTACCGCAGTTAAAGTTGATGCTGTAACAACTGATTGCCAAGATATTCCAGCAGCGATATCTTCATAGCTCGCCTGAACACCAGCACCAGAACTTGTTAAAACTTGTCCGTCGGTTCCCAGTTTAGCTATTTTACCTGAACCTCTAATATTTATTTTACTTCCTATAATTCCACTCATAATTTTTCCATATTAACCTAAAAATACCTTTATTTCCATATTAATTAAAAGAACATGCGCCTACAGACATTCTAGCTGTTCCTACTCCTGAAACGTCTGTCGCTACGACTCCTGCATTTGATACTAAATTAGACATTGAAACATAAGTACTAGTATAACCATAACCAAAGATGCCTTTATCGCCACCATATTGTGTTGCCCCTGGACCAGCTCTAGCACTACCAACACCAGTCGTATCTGTTGCAACTACTCCTGAATTAGAAACTAAATTAGATATTGCGGTGACACTACCAGTATCACCATAACCAAATATTCCTTTATCATAAGCATAAGTACATGCGGCTAAATTGTGTCTAGCAGTACCTACTCCTGTAACATCAGTTGCAACAACGCCAGCATTGGAAACTAAATTGGTCATTGAAACATTACTACCAGTAGTACCATAACCGAAAATACCTTTATCGTCACCATATTCACAAGCCGCTAGATGTCTTCTAGCAGTACCAACACCAGTCGTATCTGTTGCAACTACTCCTGCATTAGAAACTAAATTAGTCACTGATTCTAGAGTACTACCATCTAAACCATAACCAAAAATACCTTTATCACTACCATAAGAACATGCTGCTAAAGCTCTTCTAGCAGTTCCTACTCCTGTTGTATCAGTCGCTACCACTCCAGCATTGGATACTAAATTAGTTAATGAAGACATACTACCAGTATCACCATAACCAAAGATGGCTTTATCGCCACCGTATTCACATGCTGCTAGAGTCTCTCTAGCTGTTCCCACTCCAGTTACATCCGTTGCTACGACTCCAGCATTAGATACTATGTTGGTCATTGAAACATAAGAACCAGTAGTACCATAACCAAAAATTCCTTGAGAGTTTCCTTTAGTTGGTACATCGGCAACAGTCTTATCAAGAAGAGGAATCCATCCCTTAGTTGCATCAGAATAAACGATAAGAATGTTTTGAGCATCGGTGCTGTATTTCACCTCCTCAGTGTCGTCAGCACCTTGATAATTTAATCCATTCGAATCTATTTCAATATTATTAGTTCCCCAAGTTCTATCGTAATCGACAAACATTATTTCATCGCCATTACTAGCCGAAGCGGGTAATGTAATTGTGCAAGCATTGGATGTTGTATCAATCCAATAGCCATTTCCAGTTACTGCTGATAAGGTTGATCCTGTAACTACTGATTGCCAAGTTAGTCCACCAGCGACATCTTCAAAAGCTGCCGCCACTCCAGCGCCAGAACTGGTTAAAACTTGTCCGTCGGTACCAAGTTTGGCAACTAGTCCAGAACCTTTAATATTGAGATTGCTTCCTATGATGCCACTCATAATTTTATTTTTTTACTATAAGGTTTGTTCTAGATAACTGATAAAGACATCAATATCAGCACTGCTACCTGCAATACCATAAAGCACATCTGTTGCTTCTAAAACTATTCTCCCATTATGTTCGAAAGTTTCATTAGACCCTAGTGCTTGAGACTTATATATATAAGTATCGTTGCTACCACCTAATGGGTCTACATAGAGATCAAAAGTCTCCGCTGCCCCGCCAGTTTCGCAAAGCGTAATATTAAGTATTGTCAGAGTTTTGCCTGATGCTGCTGTTAATAAAGTGTTTTCAGCATTCGTCATTGCTCTAACACACTTTTCTTTCATTACTTCACTTGCCATATTTTCCTCCTATTAAAATCCCATGATTAATGATTTACCAGTCGTTGACAGACTTGGATTCCATGCTGTGGCTACCTGTACGTTGCCATTAGCATCTACTACAACCATCTGTTCTTCTGCTACTTCAATTTCCACTTGATTAGTAGTAGAAGGACTGATTATATCTGTTTTTAGTTCTGTTGCCATTTTTTTCTCTTATTAACTATCATATTTAAAACCCCATTACCAACGCTTTACCTGTCGTAGATACAGATGGGTTCATTGAACCTTGAATATCTACAACTCCAGTTCCATTTGGAGTTAAAGTAATTGGTTGATTAGCAGCATCAGTAATTGTAATAGTTCCTGAAGCTGTACCACTATTTGTACTAAGAACTAAATCTGTTGTACCACCAGTAGTTACAGTTAAAGTTCCAGCACCATTAGAAGTTAAGGTTGCTGCCGCTCCGCTATCTCCTACTGAAACTGAATCTGCCGAAAGAATCACATCCCCTGTTCCATTGGGAGTAAGGGTTATATTTCCATTTGCACCATCGGCGATTGTCACAGTTCCTGAATTTGTGCCATTGTTTGTGTTTAAAGTTAAATCTCCAGTACCTTGGGTAGTAAGTGTTGCGTCAGCATCATTATCACCTACTTGAACAGTATCTGCTCCAAGATTAATATCACCTGTTCCGTTTGGAATAATATCAATATCCGCATCGGAAGTTGAAACTATATCATTTCCATTGACATCTAAATTTCCTCCTAATTGTGGTGTGGTATCAGCAACAAGACTAGCAAAGCCTCCTACCTGATCATCACTTGCGTCTAAATAAACTGCTTTTTCTGAAGGCAATGTACAAAAAACTTCTTTTGATCCTGCAGCAAAATCTACCGCTGCATCACTATTAGAACTTTCCAAAACAGTAGTTCGGGTTAAGGTTGAACTATCTGAGTTTAATGTTCCTAATCCTACTTCCCATTCGCTTTCACTGTTTATTGAAATGGCGTAGTAAGTCGTATTACTATTTCCAATTCCCGCAGCAAAACTTTGAAAACCACCGACCGCTCCTCCCAGAGTCACGGCTCCTGTGCCTGTTGTTGAAGTTGTTTCTCTTACCCTATTATTTATTACTAAGGCCATTTTATGCTACCTGGATAATTGCGGTTGATGCTGCATTGGCTGGGAATTGAATTGTAAAATCTCCCGAAGTTGCTACTTTATTTCCACCAAAATCTATAACTAAACAAAGTTTGTTACCATTAGTAGAATTATAAATAGCCGCACCTAATGAGGTTAACGTTACACTCGAAAAAACTTCATTGGTAAAATCTACAGTAGCGGTGTTGCTTCCTGGAACACTCACGCCTTGACCATCTAATGCTTGTCCTCCTGTTGCATAACCCGTCCCTGAAGAACTAACTTCATTGGTCGTACTATAAACAGTTGAAGAAGTTGTATAGGGAGGACCTAAGGTTGTTACATATAAAGCAATTTTAAAGGTATTTCCTCCACTTGCAAAGTTATGCGTGCCTGATAACAGTTCCAATTTAAATGCGTCTGGTATAATATTTGCCATATTTTATTCCTTAATCTTGTGTTGGTGGTGGTGATTTAAGAGGGGTTCGAATAACTCCATCCATATATTCGTCCCTGCGTCTACGACCTTGTTGTTCTATCGCATATGATTGTAAGGCCTGTTGATACGATTGCTGATAGTACTGTATCAGATTTTGTGGACCTTTCAAGTATCCATATGCTTCTAACAAAGAACCATACAAAAGCAAATCCTGATATTTGTTGCTCAGATAAGTTGTCGTTGAATCTGAAGTCGTAATACTATCTGGCTGTTTAATATAAGCCATAGTAATTTCATAAGCTGCATCAGGAGTAGGAGAAACCACCCAATAAGTAGCATCCCAGTTTCCATAATATTTAGGGAGTCCCGAGGCCGTATCAGGAGTATTATAATACTCGGTCATATAAGAAGTATCTTTTTTCTCTAAGTAAACATTAACTGTGGGACTTACATTAGTA